ATTGCGTTCCTAGCGTTTACCAGAAAAGCTGCGTATGAGGCCAAGGAACGCGCCGCACGGCGCTTTGACCTGAACCCTGACAAAGACTTGCCGTACTTTAGAACACTGCACTCTTTGGCCTACATGATGTTAGGGCTCAAAGAAAGCCAGCTCATGCAAAGGGAACACTTCGATGAGTTGTCTAATAAAATCGGCATAGTTCTTACAGTAAGATCAGCAGTGCTCGACGAAGATGATGTTGGCCTGATAACTTCAGACCATCCTATCATAGGGCTCATCAATCTGGCGCGGCTCAAGAAAACAACTTTAAGGACAGAGTACAATCGCAGCGATATAGAAGAAGAATGGATGACGGTAGATTACGTCAATCGCGCTTATCACGACTACAAGAAAGCGCATGGTTTAATTGACTATACCGATATGCTGGTAGAGTTTGTAGACAACGCTGTAAACTACTGCCCAGAGTTTGACTTATGCTTTATGGACGAAGCGCAGGATTTGTCCCCGTTACAGTGGGACATTGCTCATGCTTTGGATAACAGGGCAAAAAGCATGTACGCTGCGGGGGACGATGATCAGGCGATTTATAAATGGGCAGGCGCCGACGTAGATCATTTTATAGGATTGAAAAGCGGTTCCGAAGTGCTTGAGCAATCCTATCGTATCCCCGCAGAAGTGCATAAAGTTGCCGCGCGCATATCCAGCCGAATTCAAAACAGGTTTCCCAAAAAATATCTGCCCAGAAAAGAAACAGGCAAAGTGCAACGCATCTATAGCATTTCAGAAATTGATATGTCCCAAGGTGATTGGCTTATAATGGCGCAAGCGAACTACATGCTATCCAGCGTAGCAACGCAGCTTAAGTACGATGGCTACCTATTTGAGCGTAACGGCCACCGATCTATACCTGAAAAGATTAGCACGGCTGTAAACGGTTGGGAGCGCCTACGCAAAGGGCATCAGATTGATTGCAACACGGCTCAGGCG